AGAGGGAATGCTACAATGGAAGAAGAGTTAGAGTCGATGATTAATAATAAAATAAATATAGAGTTCCTAAAAGAACAAGTTTCAAAATTACAAAAAGATGTTGAAGTACTAAAAGACAAGGTGCGTGCTAATGGGGGTGCCGAATAATGGAAATTATTTCAGTTATAATTTTATTTATTTTTGGTAACATGAATAACCAAGAAACACAAATGACGCAATATGTGCCGATGGCGAATGTTGGCGAATGCTTAAAAGAAAAAAGATTATTAAAGAGGGATAAAGAGTTTCCAAAAGATGCTTTCTGTTCCCCAGCCTATGTAGAAATAAGCGATGAGGGAAAGATTATAAAATTATATAATGAAGTTCCTGAAGGAGCTGTTCTTGTAAAAAAAGAAATTAGCAAAGAATCTTTTAAGGAATGGACTTTACAAGCAAAAGAAAAATGGAAAAAGAATGCAAATAATTAAAATACCTTACTCTCCTAGACCACAACAACATGAATTACACAATGCGTTAGGCAAATACCGATTTGCTGTAGCAGTAATGCACCGTAGAGCGGGGAAAACCGTATTTGCTATTAACCATCTTATCAAGATGGCATTAACCAGCAATAAAAAAAATTTTAGAGGAGCATTTTTCAGTCCAACACGTGTCCAAGCCAAGCTCATTTCTTGGGACTACTTGAAGGAATTTTCAAGAAAAATACCTGGCATGAAGTTTAATGAAACAGAGCTGCGTGCTGATTTTCCTAATAATTCTCGTATAACATTATTTGGTGCAGAAAATCCCGATAGTGCCAGAGGACAATACTTTGACTTTGTTGTCTGCGATGAATATGCTCAGATGGATAGCAGAATGTTTCCAGAGGTAATTCGACCAGCTATTGCTGACCGTATGGGTAAAGTTTGCTTTATTGGAACTCCGCAAGGAATGAATAGTTTCTATGATTTATTTGAAGAGGCGAAATCACTTCCTGATTGGTTCACATGTACGTTCAAAGCAAGTGAAACAGGATTAGTTCCACAAGGAGAATTAGACTCAGCAAAAAAACTGATGACGGAAGATCAGTACATGCAAGAGTTTGAATGTTCATGGACGGCAAACATATCGGGATCGGTGTACGGAAAAATAATTCAAAAGATGGAAGATGAAAAAAAGATTTCTCATTATCCGTATGATCCAGGATATCCCGTTGATTGTTATTTTGATTTAGGAATAAGTGATCAAACAGTAATTTTATTTACACAACAAATTGGAAGAGCATTCTATGTGATAGATTGTTATGCAAATTCAAATCAATCACTTGACCATTATGCTGATTATGTTAAAAAAACAGGATATAATATCCGCAATTATGTCTTTCCGCATGACATAGAACAACGAGAGTTATCTACTGGACATTCACGAAAAGAATATGCGTTCTCGATGGGAATGCGACCAATTAAGGTGTGTCCAAAATTACCAATAGAAGATGGTATTCATGCTGGTCAGATATTATTAGCCAAGACCTATATTGACCGTTCAAATTGCAAACCGTTTTTAGATGCAATGAAATGGTATCATAGGAAATGGTTGGATAAACAACGAGTTTTTTCAAAGCCAGTACACGATCATTCAAGTCATTATGCGGATGCTTGGAGAACAGCAGCGATTGCTATCCAGGAATTAGATCTGAATGAGAATAGAAAACTTGAAAAATTTGCATCAGGCACAAACTATAACCCCCTAGAGATAAGGAATTAAAACAATGGGATTTTTACAACCAAAAATGCCAGCTCCGCCTCCACCGCCACCTCCACCGCCAAAGTTGCCACCCGCAACGGCACAGGAACAATATACAACACCTGAAGGAGAAATGACAACGGCAGAAAGCGAAGCAGCAAAAAAAATAGCTAAAAAGAAAAAAGGCTATACCGAAACAATTATGACAAGCACTAAAGGTGATACAAGTACACCTGATTTATATAAGAAAACTTTATTAGGTGCATAATGGGTGCAAGTACAGCTAGTAAAAGAAAAGAAAAAAAAGAAAACCGAAATAAAAAAACAGCAAAAGAAGTAAAACAAGCTGTTGAAAAAAAATTAGGTTTAAAGACAACTGTGCCAGGACCATTTGATTATATGCAAGATGAAAAGAAAACACTTGCGTATAATTTAGAAGGGAAAGATAAAAAGTTTTACGGAAAAGAAGCATCAGCTGCTACGAATGAAGAATTGGTAAAAAAAGGAATATTAAAAAGAGGATCACAAAATCCTGATGGTTCATATAACTATCAGCAAGTATCAGGTTCAGGTTATAGTGCATCAGATATACAAAGTATTAAATATGGAAAATCTGGTGGTGCAATGGGAAGTGGCGATCCAACAGGTGCAATGTCATCTACTCCAATTTCAAAAGAAATGTTGCAACAACAAAATAAAATTAAAGCAGTTACAACAGGAGTATTATCATTAGCTATGCCACCTGGAACTGCTGGTGGTTTTGTTTTACGATCAGCAGCGGGTGATGCAGTAACAGCATTACAAAATCCACAAAAATCTTACAACATTTATCAAAAAAAATTTACAGCAAAGCAAGAAGGAAAAAAATTTACACAAACAAATAATACACTTGGTATTTTACCATTTAAACAAGAAAAGAAAACTTTAGGGGAATAAATGAAAACAGCAAATGAAGTAGCCGAACAATTTAATAAATTAAAATCAAAGCGAGCAAATTGGGAAAGTCATTGGCAAGAAATTGCTGATTATGTTTTGCCTCGTAGAGCCGATGTAACAAAATCCCGTTCATCAGGCGATAAAAGAACAACATTAATATTTGATGGTACAGCTCTTCACGCATGTGAATTGTTGTCATCATCATTGCACGGTATGTTGACAAATGCAGCAACTCCGTGGTTCAGTATGCGTTTCAAGAATGAAATGTTGGCTGCCGATGAAGAAAGCAGAGAATGGCTCGAAGCCTGTACGCAATCAATGTACATTGCTTTAGATCGGTCTAACTTTCAGCAAGAAATACATGAACTGTACACCGATTTAGTGACATTCGGCACATCGTGCATGATGATAGAAGAGGATGAACAAAAGTTTTTACGATTCTCCACAAGGCACATAAAAGAAATATATATCAGCGAAAACGACAAAGGTGTTGTTGATACCGTACACCGTGAATTTAAAATGACCGCTAGAGCTGCGTATCAACGATTTGGGGAAAAATTATCAAGACGATTAAAGAAAATAGCCGAAACAAATCCGTATGATGAAGTAACCATACACCAATGTGTAAAGCCTAATGATAAACAAAATCCCTATAAAATGGATGATCAATCAATGGCATTTACCAGTATTTATTATGATCACGAAGATAAAAAAATAATATCTGTTTCAGGATTTAATGAATTTCCTTTTGTTGTGCCTCGATGGTTAAAGTCATCTAGTGAAATGTATGGCAGATCACCATCCATGACAGCTCTCCCTGACATTAAGATGATAAATAAAATGTCGGAAACAACAATTAAGGCTGCACAAAAAATGGTTGATCCACCATTACTTGTTCCTGATGACAGTTTTGTCTTACCTGTAAGAACACAACCAGGTGGACTTAATTATTTTAGATCAGGTACAAGAGATAGAATTGAACCATTGAATATTGGTGCAAATACTCCAGTTGGTTTAAACCTAGAAGATCAACGAAGAGAAGCTATTAGACAAGCCTACTTTGTGGACCAACTCTTAATGTCGCAAGATGTACGAATGACTGCAACAGAAGTAATGCAACGAAATGAAGAAAAAATGCGATTACTTGCTCCTGTACTTGGAAGGTTGCAATCTGAAATGCTACAACCCCTTATTACTAGATGCTTTAATATTTTACTGCGTAAAGAAATGTTACCAACTCCTCCCGTATCTTTGCAAGGTCAAACAGTTGATATTGAGTATGTATCACCGCTTGCTCGTTCACAGCGAACAGGTGATGTACAAGCAATATTACGATCACTAGAAATAATTTCACCACTCGCACAAATGATGCCTGTGATGGATTATCTTGATCCTGATAAACTCGTTAAACATATTACGGATGTATTAGGTGTACCAAGAAAAATATTACGGTCTGACCAAGAGGTTGCAATGATTAGACAGCAACAAATGGAAGCCGCACAACAACAAGCTCAACTCGATCAAGCATCACAGATGGCAGAAGCGGGTGGCAAGGCAGCTCCATTATTGAAAGAGGTAAATAATGCCTAGTCAAGAAGAATTGATTAATCAGTTGCGAGAAACTTATAAAAAAGTATTTGAATCTAATGAAGGTGCAATAGTAATGAAAGATATGGAGAATAGATGTGGTTATAATACATCGACTTTTTCCAAAGATTCTTCCCATGAATCAGCATTTTTAGAAGGACAGCGAGCAGTCGTATTATTCATTAAATCAATGTTAGTACGACCACCAATGAAGAAGGAGAAAAAATAATGGCTGAAGAACAGACAACTGCACCTGAAGTGCAATCTGAACAACCAACAGAACAACCAGTACAACCAAGTCAAAGTTTTGTTGATACATTACCCGAAGATGTGCGATCAGAGCCATCGTTAAAAAATTTTCAAGATGCTGGACAATTAGCAAAAAGTTATGTCCATGCACAACGAATGGTTGGTGCGGATAAAATATCCGTTCCAACAAAACATGCAACCGATGAGGATTGGAATCAAGTATTTTCTAAACTTGGTGTTCCTGACTCACCCGATAAGTATGAAGTAAAATATGAATTACAGGAAGGAGCAAATGATACTCCTGTAAAAAATTTTATTGCAGAAGCACATAAGTTAAATTTATTACCCCATCAAGTTCAAGGTGTATTAAATTATTATTCCCAGTTAGAGCAAAATGCAAATGACTCCCAACAAAAAGATATGGAGTTAAATAAGATTGAAAATGAATCTACCTTGCGTAAAGAATGGGGATTAGCTTATGATAAAAAAATGAATGCAGCAAATGATGTATTCAAAAATTTTTTTGCAACAGATTTAGCAGATGTTAAATTGCAAGATGGCACACCGCTTGGCAATCATCCTGGCTTTGTTCGTTCATTAAGTGAAATGGCAAGTAAGTTCAGCGAAGATAGCATGGGTGCTGGTCAGGAAGAATCTGGTGGTATGACTCCAGCAGAAGCAGACAGAGAAATACAAAAAATATTAGGTGATCCTAATCATCCGTATTTTCAAAAAAATCATCCTGGACATAAATCTGCTGTTGACGAAATGTTTAAATTAAATAATATGAAATTTGGAGTTTCAACAGGGTAGTTCGTAAGAATCCTGTTTGACAATCTGAACAGAAGATCGGCTATCAGCCGTTAAATGAAGATTAACCTACATCGTAGATAATTACTCGACACTTAACCTTTTCACTAAATAGGAGGCAATAATGTCAAGTGAAATTACCACAGCTTTTGTACAGCAATATTCTGCTAACGTACAAATGCTTGCACAACAAATGGGTAGCCGTTTGCGTGAAGCTGTGGATGTGGAATCTGTTACTGGGAAAAATTCTTATTTTGATCAAGTTGGAGTAACTTCAGCTCAAATAAGATCTAGCAGACATGCAGATACACCACAAATTGATACTCCTCATTCAAGAAGAAGAGTCTCATTAGCTGACTACGAGTGGGCTGATCTCATTGACGATCAGGACAAAGTAAGAATGCTAATTGATCCTACTTCAAGCTACGCAAAAGCAGCAGCAGCTGCGATGGGTAGATCTATGGATGATGTTATCATTACAGCTTTAGGCGGCACAGCCTATACGGGAGAAACTGGCTCTACGAGTACAGCTCTTCCAAGCACACAAAAGTTTGCAACATCAAACCAATCTGATGGTTTAACGATTGCTAAACTTCTTGATGCAAAAAAGAAATTGGATCTAAAAGATGTAGATCCATCATTAAAACGATATGTCGTTTGTGGAGCAACTCAAATAAGTGATTTGTTAGCAACGACTGAGGTTAAGAACTCTGACTACAATACAGTTAAGGCATTAGCGATGGGACAAGTAGATTCCTTCCTTGGCTTTAAATTTATTATGTCAAACAGACTTAACTTTGACGCAACTAACACGGATGACAGGCTAGTTTTTGCTTTCACCGAGGATGCTGTTAAACTTGGAATAGGAAAAGATATTACGGCTCGTATCTCTGAAAGAGATGACAAGTCGTATGCAACGCAAGTGTACTATTGCATGTCGATTGGAGCAACTCGTATGGAAGAAGAAAAAGTAGTTCAAATTCCGTGTAACGAATAATAGGAGGGATAGATGGCTGTTACAACTCAGAAATCAACTGAATATACTAACCGTACTGCGACTCCTGTTGTTAATAATAAAACTACAGAAGAGCATGGCAAATTAAGAGTTATGTTCTTTACTCACGACCAGGATGGTGCTGGCGATGCAACTTCTTCAGTTGCACTTGGCGAATTACCAGCTGGAAGAGTGAGAGTGTTATTAGCATTATCAAGAGCTTATGTGAACTGGACAACTTCTTCAGCAACATTGGATCTTGGTTGGGATGCGTACACAGCACAAGACGGCACTACTACTGCGGCTGATCCTAACGGATTAGTTGACGGTGAAAGCGTTGATACAGTTGGCTACTTCGATATGGAAGGTGGTCTAGCTGCAACAAAAGCAACTGGTGGAACTCATGTCTTTGAAAGTAAAGACGGAGTGGTTCTTCGTGCTACATCACAGGACACAGCAATAGCAGATGGTGATGACCTAGTAGGTTACATCGTTTATATTGTTGACTAAAAGTCGATTAAGAGGGGATTTATTCCCCTCTTTTTTTATTTAATTTTTTAAGGAAATCATGGCATCAAAAGTAGAAATATGTAACTCAGCATTAAACATGTTGGGAGCAAATAATATTACAGACATTACAGAAGATTCAAAGAACGCAAGATTGCTGAACCAACGGTATGATCCTATTAGGGATGCCGTTTTTCGTTTGCATGC